TTAATCTTTTTTAACTATTATTGCTACATTTTCAATATGTGTGGAGTGTTGCCTAGTACAATATGCTTGCCCTTCATACTCTAGTCCGTTTTCCAAAACAAACACAAAATGTTCAGGGGATTTTACAAGCACCTTATTGACTAAGGCTTTAAATATATCATCGTCAAACTCTTCCAACCCATTCTCTTTAGCATTTAATATCATTGCTACATTTTTAAGTCGTTGCTTATAATCCTCATTTTTTATATTTTCTTCTTCAAACTCTATCTTTTTATCATTGAGGATTTCAATTTGATTTTTGATTCGCTCATATTCTTCATCGTAGTATTTATCGTCTATTTTGCCCCGAAGCTGTAACTGTATAAGATTCTTCAGGTCTTGCTCGTAAACCCCAATCTCTTCAATTATATCATTTATCTTTTTTATATTTGTATCCTTTTTTAAAACTTTTTCAATATTGCTCATGAATGTCTTTAAAAAAGAACCTTTATCCTCAACCATATCATTGTATAGTTGGACAAAGGTTCTCTTAAGTACTTCATCGTTTACTGCTTTTGAATCACAGTTTTCAATGCCCTTTATATAATTATTACACTGCCACATTATTTTTTCGGATTTAGTACCTGCATTCCACTTCCTTCGTTTTAAAGTTCTTCCACATTTATCGCAGAATAACTTTCCACTAAAGGCATACTTATTGGTATATTTCGTTCTATCATTATTTTTACCGCTAGATACTTCAAATCTTTTTTTCTTTTCAGCCTGTACCATATCAAAGATTTCTTTTGAAATAATCGGCTCATGATTATTTTCAACCCTATATTTAGGCTCCAAATTATTATTCTTTACTCTTTTGTGTGTTAAATAATCAACTGTTACGGTTTTTTGCAGAAGCAACTCTCCATAGTATTTTTCATTACTCAATATTTTGCTAACCGTTGAACCATGCCACCTTGTTCCTCCAGTTACTGTTCTAATCCCATCTTTTTCAAGACCTCTGGCAATGGTACTATATCCTTTCCCTTCTAAATACTCTCTATAAATTCTTCTTACAACCTCGGCTTCTTCTTCGTTGATTACAAGGTTTCCATTTTCATCTTTATCATATCCATGTAATCTTGTAGTATTGCAAACCGTGGCTCCATCTCTGAATCGTTTCCTGATACCCCACTTTGAGTTTTCTGAAATATTCCTGCTTTCTTCCTGTGCAATTGAACTCATCATGGTTAACACTAGTTCTACCTTTGGGTCAAAAGAATATATATTCTCTTTTTCGAAGAAAACCTCTACCCCAATATTTCTCAACATACGCACATGATTAAGGCAATCTACTGTGTTCCTAGCAAATCTTGAAATGGATTTTGTAATAACCAAGTCTATCTTTCCATCCTGACAATCTTTAATCATTCTGTTGAATGAAAGCCTATTCTTTACATTTGTTCCACTGGAACCTGCATCGGCATATATCTGTACAAATTCCCACTGTGGATTTTCTTTGATTTTTTTAGTATACTCACTTACCTGTGCATTATAGCTTTCCATCTGTTCATCGGAATCTGTGCTTACCCTACAGTAAGCACAAACCCTTCTCTTTATGTTCATATCACTTTCATCTGTAAAATTTAATTTTTTGACTGGCTCCAATACCTGAACGCTTTTACTCATAATAATATTTGCTCCTTCCTTTTTATTGTAATTGGGTACACACATGATATAATTAGTGTTGCAATAATTCAAGCAATTCTTTGATTATCATTCTTATAAAAGGACTTTCTATTTTCCCTATCTATTGCAGCATATTCTTCATCAGAAATCATATTTTCTTCTCTTAATTTTTTAAGTAAATGAACACTCCACAAATATTCAACATTACTTCCCTTTACCATAGACACCCTCCTTGTTTTTATGAAAATTAAAAGACCCACAAAAATGTGAGTCCGTCAGTTAAAATAAACTTTTAAGTTGTATACTTTGGGTTAATATTTCACCACTTTCATTACTTGTTGCAGATAAAATAACTGAATAGCCATATCCTTCTCCTTCCAGTTTTACTTTATAACTATTTATAACTGTATAGATGTAATTGCTTGACGGGGTTCCATTTGGATTCAAGCTAAATGAATAAGTATCATTGACATCTGCAAGCACCCCATTAACATACTTTTCAACCCCGAACCATTTGCTAGAGCCATATCTAACTGAAAAGTCAGTGTAACTCTTCCCACTTCCATCGGTATAGGAACTCCACATCTTATAAGTAATTACATCAGGAATGCTCTCCACAACTTCTATCTGTATATTTGTCTTTACAGTTGGTTTATCCTGAATATGAACAGAAATCTCTACACTTCCAATTGCTACCCCAGTAATCACACCATCATTGACTACAGCTATATTCTCATCTGATGATTCCCAAACAAGAATAGCTCCCTGATACTCTGTGCTATTCTTCATAACTGTTGCAGTAAATGTAAATTCTTTATTTAGTGCCACTTGACAATTTTCTTCATTTATTTGAATTTCCCATATTGCAATCAGGTTTGTATTGGCAATTTCATTAATCCGATCATCATAAGAACCAAATAAATCTTTTTCACAGTGAAGTATAACTATTCCTAGACGGCTTTTATCTACACCTACTACTTTCCATGCTTTATCCATTTTAATAAAACGCATATCAACATCGATTTTATTTGAAACCGAATCAGCAGGTATAGTAACCTGAATTTTACCTGCTTCAAAATTCATAAACTTTCCTTCATCTATTCCAAAACTGATTCCTTCAATAATTGAAATGAATTCACATAGCACTTCATCAACCACCATTTTTATGGTGTAGTTCATCTTTCTTATTCTTGCCTTATATGAATTTTTGTTCTTATCAATCTCACTAATAACAATCCATTGATCGGTTTGATAGTCGATTCTTTCACCAGTATGAATCTCCATATCCGTTCTTATCATCTTGTCATCGTAATAGCTTATCTTTTCATTTACATCAGTAATAATAGCTTTTGCTTGTATTCCTCTTATAACAACATTTTTACCTTTTTCCTTTAATAAAAAATCCAAATAATCTTCTACGCTTTTTGGCATACCACCACCTACCTATTACATTCATATAACCATAATTCTGTATAATCGCTCCAAGTTTTGATTTTCATTACCTTGAATAGGTTCTCTTTGATTGAAATATAACTGTCTTTACCTATTAAAGGTTCGATATCACAGAAAGCCCTTTTTGTGATTTCTATTTCTATGCCCTCTTCAAAGGATATGTTTCTATCATAAGGCTGTATATCCCCATATACTGTTTTTACTTCCTGCAATTGCTCCGTTAATATTTTCATTTCTGTATCATAGAACATAGTCAATAACCTACCTTAATCCTAGGAAGAGGTAGTGATAACCTAATAAACTCAGGAATACCTTCCTCATAGGTTACACTTTTTTCTCCCTCACTCCTTTTTATAATTCCTGCACTATCTCTATTTTTATATAGATACACAGCAAAATCTACTATAGTCCCTTCATAAGCATCTGATAACTCTATAACATTGCAATACCCAAGTATGATTTCTCTTGCTTTATTTAAGAAATGATTTAATATACTGTCTTTAGAGTTATCTGTAAGGTCAATTCCCAATAATTCTTTCATCAAATCTAGCACCTACTCATCCCTCCAATTCGTTAAGAGCTTTAATTATATTTTCTTTTTTCATTTTATTAGCATTAATACCTTTGGCACTTGCTAGACTTTTTAGTTCAGCATATTTCATATGCTCATAAACTGGAATCTCATCATTATCATTTTCTTGCTCATTAACAGAATTATATTTATAAAAACAATTCTCAACATGAGCATTTAAAGAAATAACACTGTTGTAATCAACACTACAATATGGACACTTCAATATAATCACCTTCCCTTAAAATCAGAAAAGGGATGCACCATAAGGCACACCCCTGTTCTAGTATCTTTAACCTAATAATCTACAAGCTAATTCTGGATTTAAAGTCTTTACTCCACAAAGCATATCAATTGAAATGACATCTTTCTTGTATTGACTATTGTAATCATAGATTACTCTTAATCCGAATCCATCATAATTAACGATTGCTTTCTGTTCAGAACTTAATCCTCTTGGCAATGCTAATGGTCTGCTTACTAATGCAAAAGCATTTTTGTGAAAGGCAATATTGGCAGTATGATTTCCTGTTATTGTTACATCTGTATCATCTGCGATATCTGTTGTTGCTGGATATACTTTTACAGCAATCTCATTGGCAGCAGCAGTAGCATTTTCTTTTATTACATAGGTCTTTCCACCAATTGAAAGAATATCTCCTTTAACAAGAGTACCCGTAAGATTGGTTCCGTCTATTACCAATTGAGTTGATCCTGCACTTACTGCTCCTTTAATTTTCACTGTTCCTTCATCCCCAGTTAATGTTCCTTTTGTATGAGGAATAACATTTTGATCCATAAAGATATTGAATCCGAACTTTCTACCTAGAGAAGCTTCTCTCATGGCTGTACCATTATCTCCTACTTTATCTGCCTCATGGAAGGTAGATAACTGAAGGAATTTATCCTCAGCAGCGGTATCAATTACAAGATTTCTATTTGCAAAAGGTACTTTATTGTCATTTAATATTTTTCTTGCTCCTGTAATATCGCTTACTGCACTGGGAGTAGTTCCTGCTGTACCATATGCATCTGGAATATCATTATATAATCCTAATAAGTACAAGTCTATTTTATTTGCAAACCCTTGCATGGCTGGAATCAATAATTGCTCACTAAAATCTCTAATATTCATGGTTAACTGTTCAGATGTTACTTCAAAAGATACATCCAATAATTTATCCAGTACTACTGTATCAGAACCTTCTGTTGCATCCTGAATCTGAATACCTGAGCTTCTATCAAACTCCTGTGCTTCAAATGTTGCTGGTTTTCTGATCGTTACCGTATTCCCCACACCAGCCACAAATTCCTGTGAATAGTCCCTATGTACTAAATTTGCCATTACTGTATTATTTCTTAATTGCATTAAAGCTTCCTTAGCTATAATTGATGGAGTTAAAATTGTATTTCCCATAATAAATCACCATATCCTTTCTAATTTTATTTATTTCTCGCTTTGATATAATCTTCCATTGATAAACTATCTAAGTCACTTTGCTTGTTGTCTGAATCTTTTGGTGGAACGTATCCTTCTCCTTTTAATCTCTGCTCCACCATTTTCTGTACAGATAGATTAAAAGTATCTTCTAATGCTTTGAGATTTAGTGCAGTTTTTTCTTCATCTGCACCAATAAAAAAATCTACCAATTCAATCGGTAGACCCTTCTCTGTAGCTGTTTTTATTGCCTTATTGGTTAATGACTCTCGAAGTTTTTCCTGCTTCATCTTCTCAATTTCACTTCTTAACTTTTCCACCTCAAGCTCTTTCTCATCCTTTTCAGGAAATCTCTTTTTGATCTCGTCTGAAATCAGACTCTCAAGATTATTGGTTTTCCATGTCTCTAATCCTTTGGATAAATGCTTATCCTTAATAGAGTCCAGCCAACTTTTCGCTTCTTGATTTACATCTAAGAATTCCTGCACCCTTGCAACAGTTAATGGATTTGTCTCCTGCAAATATGCAATGACTTCTTCTTTCTTACCTTCCTCACTTTGTAAAAACTGTTTAACTTCTTCAAATGTCATAGTATAAAATCCTCCTTATTATTTGCCCTCCCAACTCTATGAACTAGGAACGCATAGTTTTTGGTATAAAAAAAGAGCCTCTATAAAGGCTCAATATCTACTAATAATTTTTACTCATAATACTTTACTATTCTATCCAAATAACCTCTTAATTCTTGTGCTGACATATCATTAATCTTAATATGTTCTCTAGCACTTTTTATGTACTTATATCCTGCTGGAGAATCTTTTTTAAATTTGAATTCTTCTAAATACCCAACATAAATATAGCCTCTTACTCCCCCATTCATTAAGGGACTTACATTTGTTGCTACGTTTTGCTTACCTGTATGGCTTTTTTTATATTGAAAAGAATACTCCGTCCTTTTTCCATCTTCCAACATATGAGGCATTAGTTCATATTCTTTAAATATTTTATCAACCTGTTCAAATGTTAAAGACATAGGCATCCCCTCTCTCGAAATCTTATTCACACTCATAATTATATCACTAAATCTTATTTTGTTAACACTAAATTGGAACCCAGCAACATTGACAAAATACATGAGCAGGGATTTCAGGTTTATTGGGGTCATCAACTGTAAAAATGCTTCCATCCATCATTTCACAATACGGACAGGTATTTCCACACAGAGCAGACACCCACATAACTTTATTCACATTAGTAGAAGCAATAAATACCTTCGTCTGTACCTCATCAAATACTCTTGTCTGCTCTGTCATAAGTAAACGGTAAGTTTCATAATTAGTCTGCTTAAATATTTCTTGAATATTATGTGATAATTCTTCTAAAGTCACATTATTTATCAACCCTTTATCCAATTCAACATATAATCGATTTGCTAGTTTTCTTTTGTTGTCGGTGATTCTATTATCAAATATATCTCCCTTGTACTGCTTAAAAATAATCTCATCAAGAAGAACTGAAGTAATTGTAATATTTTTGATATCCCCAAATAAATCAGTATGCATTTGATAGCTTTTGGTAATAACATCTTCTAAAATATGTTTACTGATATTAATATCTGCTTGTGATAATTCTTTTGTATATTTAATAATCATGTTTTCCAATTTTTTTAAGATTTCTACTCTTTGATAACGGTTAACATTAAATTTTCCTTCCAGTGAATACTTATCAAACAGTTCCATTATCAGTAACAACAACATTCCTAAGACTTTTTTGTGTTCATTATAGATTCCTTCTACTTCTTGTTCCACCTTTTCTATGGCTTTCTTTTTTATTTCTAATATTTTTTCTTTGTGATCCTGAATCACTCATCATCACCTCCCCAGTTTTTAAAATCAATTTTATCTACCTCTGCTTTAAATTTCTGCACTTCAATCTTTGGATTTTCTACAAAAGGTAGCAATGTCAGCAATGTTTCCTGTGAACAAACATTTTGCAACTTTACAATAACATCAGCAAGCCCTACAAGATCTGTAGGCAAGTTACGAGTAAACTTAATGGCAACATCCCTATAATCAAAAACCTTCCCTTCTTTTTTCTTAATATAAATAAATAGATTTTTAAGTCTTTCTTTAATAACCTTCTCCATAAAAGCTTGTCGTATTGCCACTCTATTCTCTAAGTTCAATAGTTTATTCCTTAATGCCAGCGATGAAGTGTTACTTGCCCAATTTTCATTGAAATTTACTTCATCCATCATGTCGTAGATTTTACGTTCAATATTATCTAATTCATTCTTAACAAAAGAATCATTAATATCCTTAGTGAGCCACTTCACCACTCCCCCCTTTGGAACTTGGATAATTCCCATAGACTTCATTTTTAACAAGTCCTCTTCTTCAATTTTGGCATTTTCAATTATAAGATAAGCATTCCTATGATCTGCAATCTCATTGACTAAATCTGAATTCAAAACATTATAAGCATCAAATAGGCTGATTACATCTTGAAAGCCACTTCGTCTTTCACTATTGGCAGGACAAATAATTATTGGAACACGATTGAAAATATGATTATGCTTTCCTATATATTTCAGATCCATATTTCCTTTTTGATCAGAATCTATTGTATAATGTAGGATTTCCGAATCGGTATAAACATCTAAATAGCTGGTGTCATCAAATCTCTTTCTAAATCTATGAAGCCCCAGTAATACATTCCTTTCAGTAGTACCATCTTCCAATACATATGCTTCCAATGGTGTTAAAATGGATGCACAAAATTCTCCTTCAGAATTAATATAGTTTAATTCATAGCTCTCTCCATAAATCTCACTCGTCTTTCGAAGGTTAATATTATGCTCTTTATCCCAGTGATTTAGATTCCTATCAATACAATCAATGATTTCTGTATTATCTGTTTTAGGCACAAAATTAACAGGCTTACCTAATAGATAGCCTGTTTCATTATCAACAAATTTGCGTGGAAAATTAAAAATGAGTTTTTGATTACTCCTGCTGTCCTGCATAGCATAGTTATTCAAAATGCTGTGATTCCCTTCATAATATTCCTTATACATCTTTTTATCAGCAGAGTTTTTCTCCAACTCATTTAGACATTCCATTATTAAGTTTTCAGTAATCTCCAAAATACCATCTCCTTTCTTAAAACAATAAACTTCTATCATAAAACTTTATTTTCTGCACCCCTTGTATCAATTGCACTGCTCCATATAAAGAATCAGGAGCATCATCATGCTTAGCTCCTTTGTTATAATCTTTCACCTGATTATTGTAGGATATATTTGCAGAATTAAACAGTATATACCCTTTCTTGATATCAGGCTCTAAAGTGATAATTCTCTCATGTTTCTGACCTTTTGCCACTACTTCTTCAACTGGAACATAAATCTTATTCTTCCATAACTCTTCTTCAAACTTTTGTTTCATGTAACTCTGTGCCTGTGTGCCCTCAAATCCTATTTTTTCTACAGGATATAACTGCAGTTTCTCAATGGCTATTTGAAATAAATCATCGGGTAAAAGCTTATAAATGCTACCATCTACTACATACATTTGATTGGTTTTAGTATGCTTTCCCAACACTGTTATTGCTGAATAGTCATTTCTTTTCCCAGCTTTAATTGCAGGATCTATATACATTACAAGTTCCATCTCTTCATACTCAGGAAGCTTATCCCAATGTGATATACTTTGGAAAATATAATCATCACTGCTCCTAGGATCATTCTGCATTTCTTTATAAAAGCTTTTATCCCCCATCGCTTGCTTCTTGCACATAAGATAATAGTAGTCTAGGTACTCTGACCATAAAATTTCTGTACCCTCCAACATTTCTTCTTCATGGTCATAAAAAAAGGACTTGGCAGTTTCAATTCTATCCAAGTCCTGAAGGTTATTATATTTTGTTTCCCACTGGCTCCAGAGATCATCTCGCTCAGACCAACTAATAATTGCAGATTTCTTTATACTTCGCACTCCTGGAATTTTTCCTTTTAATAAATCTGCCATCAAATCCTCTTCATGAAGTACCGTTCCTACAACTAATATATTCGTATCTCTTGTACCAATAGGGATTACTACATCGGTAAAGGTATTTTTCACCTGCTCTCTTTTGGATTCTGATTTTGCTGTATCATCTTTGAGAAGATCATCCAGCAACACAAGTTGTGGTCGGTGCTGCTTAAAGTGGATACCCCTCAAAGACCCATCAATCCCACGTATCATAATACAAGCGTCCAATCCCACTCTTCCTCTAATCCAAATCTCATTATTGTTCCATCGATTCCCTTTGAAAATTCCAAAATCCTCTATCAATAATTGATTGTTCTCCAATTCATCCTTTATCATATCTAGGAATGGAAGTGCAATCTGCTCGGTAGCTGATATTATTAATGTGAATTGTGATTTATTATATAGAGTTGAATAGAGGGGAAATAAAAAAGAGTTAATTGTACTTTTCCCATGTTCCCTCGGGAGTCCAAAAGCTTCAATCAACCCATTATTGTCCAGCATATATTTTAATTCTTCAAATAGCTCCTTATGAAACTGCCCAAACTTCCTGTCAAAGTATTTCGGGAAGTAACACAGAGCAAAAAATTCTATATCCATCTCGCCAAGTAACCTTCGAAGTTCTGAAAATGAAAACTCCCCGACAAGTTCTTCTATCTTGTTCGGGGAGAAGTATTTATTCATATATTCTTTTAGTAATAGGTTCTGACGATGATGGTCTTGTTGTATTTCCATCACATCACCTCTTTAGATTAAAATATAACAGGCAACCAACATGGTCGCCTTTATTTGAAAAATTAACATCGAAGCCTCATGCTTCAATTTATTTGTAATGAAAGCGAGGGATAAACACTATCCCTCTTTTTTGAAATTAATTAGTGTTTACTCATCATGAGTAAACTTATTTGTATATTTATTATAACACATAAGCATTTAGATATTCAAGGAATAATTTATAGTTTTTCTAAATCTAAATCATATTTCTTTAAAATAGCTTTTATTTCTTCAGAACCATCATTTTTAACAACCTCTTTTAAAGAATTTTTCAATTTATAATTATCATCAATAATTTTTTTAATAAATTTTTTATCTTTAGAAACCTTCTCTCGTAAGTCTTTTAACTCTCTAAACAATCCTAATGATGTTAATATTTTTTCATTCATTTCATTAATCTCATTACTTAATTCTGTAATACAGCCTCCGTTAAGTCTTGCTTTACTAACTGTTACAATATTAGCCAGCAAAATATATCCTGATAATTTTTTTTGAGTCCCATCCTCTATATCAGTATATGTATAAGAACCTGTAATTGGAACGGAAACTTTCTCTTCACCCTGTTCATTTGTGATTGGTGCAACAATAGTATTGGGAGAAAATTTATTTCCTGTATTATTCTGTATTATTACACAAGGTCTATTCTTTGTTTCTTCACTTCCAATTCCTACACCTAAATCACAATAATATACTTGTCCTCTTTTGACAGTTCTTATATTTTTATTTTTAGAATTATTTGCTTTCCAATCATAAAAAAGAACTTGCTTAAACCACTGTAAATATACTTGAGTTTTTGATAAGTCTATATTAATTGCCATCTAATCCCCCCTCTATCTATATAATATAAGGTAGATTATAACATTTTTAATTATTTTTTTCTACAAAAAATGTCAAAAAAAATTTCACACCTTTTACTGTAAGGGCATTTTTGGTAAATAGAAGCACCCCTCCCTTTGGAGAAGTGCATTAAAAAAGAGTGGCTATCTTACCACTCCAGTGCATCCAAAGCTTCAACCTTATCCTGTTCAGTTGTGACTGTATAAAGATTTGTAGTCATGATATTATCATGTCCCAATATTTGCTGAATCGTTGTGATTGCAGTTCCCTCTTTGACTAACTTATATCCAAGGGTATGTCTTAATCGATGGGGAGTTACTTCTACATCTACCCGTTTCCCATACTTCTCTAGTATTAAGTTAATTGCATTCCTTTTTAAAGCTCCACGCTGTCCTATTAATAGGAAGTCACTTTCATCTACTGATCTTACTGCAAGATAATCCTTAATTGCTTTTCTTACATCCTTATTTAAAGGAATGCTTCTATTTACATTTCCTTTTCCAATCACCTTTAATAAACCTTTGCGTTCAGATATTTCAATATCTCTTAGTCTAATATTGCATAATTCACTCACCCGAAGTCCTGTTCCAAGCAGTATTTCAATAATACATATATGCATTTTATTCCTGTTTCGGTGAATCTCGGCTCGAAGTCTCCTTAACTCCTTTTCTTCTAAACCTTTATATTGTCGAGTATCCCGATTCTTTACTGCTTTTATATTCACTTCTGTAAGAATAGTACCACTTTCATAGAGCCATTTGCAAAAAGCATTTATACTTGCAATTTTTCTGTTGGCAGTAACCACAGATTCATTGATATTAAGCAGATGCTTCTTATATTCAATTGCATCCAGTTCGATCAGCCTATCAACTCCACAGTCAGTTCTATTTTTATACCATCCAATAAAAGCTTTACTGTCCCTAATATAGCAAGCAATTGTATTCTTGCTACGTTCTTGGCTTCTCAAATATACTTCAAAACCGCTTAAATCAAGCATATAGACACACCCTTCCTTTATTTGGTGTGTCCATGTTACCTCTGTACTGCCCCTAAGTCAACTGAATACATAACACTAATTATGAATTGTAATCAGCTTGATTTGGGGTAGTTTTACCCCTCAAAAAGGGCATTTATCTAGGTAAAAACTCAAGACATAAGATTATTAGCTTTATTCCTCTTCATCAACTCTTACGGATTCATCATCATTGCCAGTATTTTCATCTTCGGCATCTAATTCACCATTTACCATCTTCAAGAATAACTCTTTCCTTGCAGCTTCATTTTGACTGGTATCCAATATAAGTTCCTTCTTATCAGACCATTCCTCTGGCATACGATTTCTAAGGAAAAATGAAATGGCTTGAGCAGACGGTGGTTGATGACGTTTTGTCTTCTCAATCTTAGTTCTCTTTTTTCCATTCTTATCCTCTTCAACAATGGTCTTGAGTTCTTCATAATCATATCCAGTGCAAATCTTCAATAATGATTTTTCTACATCATTACATAACACGCTCCTGCCCATAGTTACAAGTTCAGAAAGTGTTTCATGCTCTTTACAATAACGATACCAAGTATCAGGTGATATAGCAAGTTTCTTACAAATCTCTCTAACTGTATCTCCCTGCATTATCCACTCCTGTATGTCAGATAATCTAGGTAATATGTCCGACTCATATCTGGTTGTTTTATTTGGAATTCCTTTTCTGCTACCCATGGTTTCACCTCCTTCAAATTCCTTATTCTTTTATTTTCTCATATTAAAAAAGAGCCATTTGTCGTGGCTCTCATTTCTAGTATTCAGGTAACTCCCCTAAGTTGTCTTCTTTTTTACTATTCCGTTCAGTTTTTATAAATTTTTCATTGTCTACTTCATAAACTATAACCTCTGAACCTCTTTCCCAGTTACCATTGTCCTTTTTGATTAATGTGATAACCTTATTATTAGCTTCAATTTTTGAGATGACCTCATCTCTTGAAAAAGTGTGTTTCCCATCCGTACTGTTATCTGTAATTTTATACGCATGAACTTCTTCAATTTTTGCGTGATCATCATCATAATGAACTTCATAAATACCATATTCAGCCACATTCTCACCCCCTTCATATTATTAATTTCGACATACGAAGGGTATTTCCTCTATTATTATAGAATTTTACTAATTTTTGTATATTTTACACATCTATAATTCCCATCCAATAACAAATTTTTCATCAAGCAAAACTTGATTATTTATCGCTTCAATATGTTTGAAATATAATTCTTTATCTAAATTCCATCTATTGATTATCTGTGAGCACATGGTATTTATTGCTATTACTTCTTCTTTTACCGCATCTAATCCGCTTTCTTTAATCATAACTATCGCTGTATTAGATAATCCCTTAATTGTTGCATTTAAAATTTGTTCTTTCTCTCCCATTTTTTTATCCTCCTAAATTATAATAGGACTGATTTTACTCAGTCCCTATACTTCCTACTTCCATATCAAATTCATCAACCAATCTTTCATCTAAATCCCAAAACTGCACTAGTTCTTCATACATTTCCCTGATTTGCTTAATATCAGCTTCAGCATCTTCCACCCCCAGTACACAGATTTTCTCAATAGCTGTAGCCAGTAATCCTTCCAATGTTTCCCTTATTAAGTTTTCAGTTTTCAATGCAATCTCCACCTTTCCATATTGGGTTAGGTAGTACATTACCTCTACTGCTCCTGAAAGTAAAGTTGATATTTCAACATTTGCCACATTTTTAATATCTAAACCAATTAACCATTTATCCCACCAATATAAAAATATCGCCTTACAAGCCAACGTAAAGCGATATATGATATATAAGTGACTATTCAGCTTCTCCATCTTTGACTTTTTCAGGCTTACTCCCACTTCGAAAGGCTGAATTACCATCTAGATTTTCCAACAATATTTTCCTATCCATCTTATATTCATCACCTATCATTCCAAGTCGTAGAAGCCATACTCTAAATGCATATTTTTCATTATCAGTTGGTTTAACCTTAGCAGATGCACGTTTCAGTTCTTTGGCTTGTTGATTCAGTAATGCTACAAACTGCGTATATGCTTCCAGTTTTTCAGGAGCTACTTCTTCCTCTAGAAAACTGAAGGTTAAAGTATTTTTATAAAAATCAAATTCTATTCCTTCACAACTTTTCTCACCAATATCTTCAAGGGTAGTTTTGAAATCCTCCAAAGTTTCAATTGGCACTTCATTAATTCCTATACTAAAATCAGCACCGACTATATCGACTGTAGTTCCTAATGATTTCTTTATTAAATGTTGTTTGCTATAAATCATATTAACAAGATTTCTTAGGGTGCGACCAGTATGTCCTTCCATTAGAACTGCCACTTCATAAGCTATATGTTCTTTTTCGTCCATGGTTTCATTTATCAATGTATCAAATTCCACTTCCTTGCCCAATTCTGTTGTAATTCTTCCTTCTCGATCAATTGTTATAATTCCTCTTGGTGTTTGTATTTGATATGCAAAACTTGGTGCTCCCATATACTGTGCTTTTACTCCAAAATGCTGACCTAACTGTTTAACCATTTCTTTTCTATCCATTTGTAATCCCTCCAATAATGATTTTGGTAGTGTACACATTACCTCTACATACACATGAAATCAAGTTAAATGAAGGAATTTTAGTAAGATATAATGAGCAGAATCAGTAATATATCATGAGCGATAAATCTGTTTGCCCACATTATTATTCGGAATACTGCTCACTCTTTAAATCCGAGTACCTAAATTGTTGCCCCTCTCTTTCAATAATTACATCATCTCCATTGATACCATCTTTATAATTAATCCAGCGTTCAATAATGACCTGACAGTATTTGGGGTCAAGTTCAGAGCCATAACATACTCTATCAGTTTTATCGGCAGCAAGCAGTGTAGTTCCACTGCCGAGAAATGTATCAACAACAATATCACCATATTTACTGGAGTTTTTGATTATGTACTCAATTAGTGGTATCGGCTTCATTGTCGGATGGACATCATTTACTCTTGGCTTATCAAAGTTCCAAATTGTAGATTGCTTACGGTCACCATTCCAATAATGACTACCTGTTGGCTTCCATCCGAATAATGCTGGTTCATGCTGCCACTGATAAGGCTGTCTTCCCATTACAAATGTATTTTTTACCCATACGCAACACTGGGAATGCTTAAAGCCTGAGTCAACAAATGCTCTTCTGAAAATTAATCCCTTTGCATCTGCATGGAATATATAAATACTTGCTCCGTCATCAGAAACTTCATAAACTCTTTTGAATGCTTCAAGCAGGAAATTATAAAATTCTTCATCATTCAAGTTGTCATTTTGAATTGTAAGAGCATCTTCTGTTTTCCCTACATATGAAATCCCATAGGGTGGATCTGTGACAGTTAGCTTTGCTTTCTTCCCATCCATCAACCTTTCTAAGTCTTCACTCTTCGTTGCATCGCCACATATTAGCCTATGCTTACCAAGTAGAAGAATATCTCCTGATTGAATCACTGGTTCTTCTGGTGCTTCAGGAATTTCTTCTTCCTCTTCCTGATCATCCTTTGGCATATATTCGTCCCATAACTTCTCTGCTTCAGCAAAATCTACACCAGTGAGTTCAATATTATAATTCTCCTCTTTCAATTCATCTAATAAATGAGCCAGTGCAGATAAATCCCATTCTCCTGTAATTTTGTTTAGAGCAATATTCAGTGCTTTCTCTTTGGTCTTGTCAATCTTAATAACTATACAATCGATTTCTTCATAACCTAATTCTGTTAGTACTTTGCTCCTTTGATGACCGCCAATAATGGTCATATCACTATTTACAATAATTGGTTCAACATATCCAAACTCGGTAATACTGCTTTTAATTTTCTCAAATTCTTTATCCCCAGGCTTTAAGTCGACCCTTGGATTATACTCAGCATGTTTTAAATTTGATATTTTAATTTTCCTAAACTCCATAATTATTCATTTCTCCTTTCAAAATTGGCATAAAAAAACTGCCTACTCCATTTGGAATAGACAGTTATATATTAACATTAATATATTTTTCCTTTTTCCACTCAATGCCAGCTTCGCTGGCGTTGGGTACTCATTAATCTAACAAAGTTACAAGAACATATCAAGACTTGATAATAGTCTTTTAACAATTTCATATCCTTCTAATAATTTCAGTTCACTTCTTCTGTTATAAAAAATTGCTCCGAATTCATGTGTAATAGCAATTGTTTCTTCTCCAAAGTCGATAATTAACATAGATATTTTAGATTCTTCTTGAGAAACATAATCTCCAAACTCATCACTTTGATCTACCTCAGTTCCAAATATTGCAACTGTATTTATATTTACATCTTCTAAATTTGTTATCCACGCTCCAACAATTGACTTGATTTTGCTTTTATCTTGAGATAATTTTTCTCTTAATTCTTTCATATCTAATTCTGTTTGTCCAATATCAACTTGTCCACTTTTTTGCAGCAAATTAATAATTTTATAAGAGTCTTTTTTAGAAGCTCTTATAAGGATATATGAATTGTCTGGAGCCACATAAAAGAATTTTTCTTCTTCAACTAATAAGTTTTCAACTCTCGCTTCTTTATAGTATCCCGTTATTTTTTCAATAACATAATAAGCTATTTTAAACTTATCATAATCACCAAATTCGCCTTTCCCAATATACTCAATATATCCTTCCTTCTGAAAATCCTCTTGTCCCCAAATATTTAGCTGTTGGCTGATTGGTTCTTTCTTCCCAAGTTCTTTTGATAAATTGTTTTGTTCAATTTTTGCAAAACGTACCCCCACTGGCATTCTAACGCACCCCTTTTTCTTCAAAAAAACCTTTGAACAAGCTACTATACTTCTTAATATCCATTTCAAAATCATGTTTGCTTTTCGAATTAATTTCAAGAGTGTCATCCGCAAGTTTTATTGTTGAATTCTCTTTTTGTAACTCTAGATTTTTAATATACCTAGGAGCATATGGGGCTAAGTAAACATTCTTAAAAACATTATCATCAACTTTTATTTTAGCATTATATATAGCATGCTTTAATTTCCCTTTTGAGGAATCTTTAATATGTTCATCTATAAAATCCCATACTCTTTGAGTGCTTCTAATTAATGTTGGTATCTCTCTATAAGTTATTGTTGGTAATGAATTAGTCAATTTACATGTCAATTTATTTTTATCAACAATTTGCAGGTACATAACTAATGGAACTTTAATCATTATATTATTATCTTTTGCAAATCTTACAACTTGCCCTGCTTCTATTCTTATTCTGTTATTCTCTCTTCCAATAGTAACACCGCTTTTCAATAATGCTTCTTCTAATCTTTTTTCAATAAACGTTTCATCTTGAATGCCATCATTAATTTCATAGGTATTTTTTATTATAACTGTTACTGACACCGTTTTATTTATAATTATTATTTTTGAAATAAACAATCTAATTCTTTCTACGTTTGTATATATAATGGTTAAAAGTGCAGGTAAAAAGGCAAGAACTATAGTTAATTCATCTGACCAATTTAATTTCAAAAAAATCCAAGCTAATACCATGCCGATAAAAACAAACAATAATTGCATTCCCATCTCTGCACCTCCTAACATTATAATTGTTCATTTCATAACAATATAACACACTAATTCCAATATCCTTAATACATTATTATTAATATGCACATCACTATAGTTTATTGTACTATTGTATAATAAATTTTCATCTTTGAATAGACATATATAGAATTTTTCATAGATTTTGGGGGACTTACCACCATCCTATTCAGTTTGTTTCGCCTTAACGGCTACACAAACTGAATAGCCTACGCCCGTCCCCCAAGCCCCCTGACGTATGAAACTAATTGATTTATTCTATTACTGTAAATATATTCTTGGGCTACCTACTATTCTCTATATAATTATATAAGGAATGTGGGGTATCCCAAAACTTACACTTTATTTAATATACCAATAATAACATTGACTACTACCTTTACCTTCTCTCATAGTCTTTACTTTTCGTTTCTTCTTAATATCTTTTACAACTGGATTCGAATTAAGCTTTCCCCAATATTTATCGCTTATCTCAAACTTCACCTTAATATCAGCTATGCCAATTTTACTCCCATTCCATTCATCTTTAAGCCATTTTATAAACATCTGAATCTTATTATCATTGCCATCGGAAGTTTGCCTGCCAAGTATTTTTTGTTGCTGGAATTCTTCTGGCACATTATTATAATTGATTACATGACACTTTTTAAATCTCTGGCGAATAAGCGAGATCACTTTCTTATCAGGCTTAAAAATATAAATATCAACTGCATTGTCGGCAGAAAAATCCCTCACACAAGTCCTAAATACTTCTTGTTCAAATTCTACTGCCATCTTTCTCCACATATATATATTAGCTTCATCATATTCTTTGAAAAATCCGAACTGATTTTCAAATATAGCTGCAGTTCTAGCTGCTTTATCTTCCTGCTGTTCAAATAATTTCTCAAATACTGTGTTTCTACTCAAACACTGAGCAAGGTATTCATCCGAAGGGGCTTTATTCCAGCCAATTTGAACCATATTTTTCGCATCTTTAAATTCATTACTCCCCTTTGTATCTCCAAAGTGGGGAATTACAGGTCTCTCTTCATCGCTATCAATAAATATTATAGTTCCTAAGTTCTTCAAATGTTGTGATACTATCTTTGCATTATCTTTATATGTAACTACATAGGTTTTATCCTTAAACTTATTGTTAATCCATTGAGCCACCGCCACATTCTTCCAAGGATTCTTTCTGTAATCAAGGGCAGTTTTGCTCATATTCATTTCTTTTGCCCAATATATATGAAAAGTAACATTCTCATAATTCTTATAATCTTCAATATTAAGAAACTGAAATCTCTCATCTTCATAATCAGGGTCAAGTTCCGAAGTAGCATCAAATATATAAGTCTTAAAACCTGTATAGCTAAATTCTTTAATTCCTAGAGTCTTAAAGTATGGAACATCCGCATTGCACCATAATGATCCTTGATTGAACATTTTTTCTACAGCATTAATCAAATCTATATTTTTATATCCAATGATGCTCTGCCACCGTTCTTTGAAATCATCTGTGAATACTGATTCTTTTGTACCACAGCAGATACAATTCCTGTGTTCACTTACTTTATTTCTCAACTGTAGTACTTCGTTTTCTATCCCATGCAATTCATTCAGCAAATTCTCTTTTGTAATTATAACGTCTGCTCCATTTACTTTTGTTTCTTCAACAGTCTTTTTTAGGGTAGAGAATAAATTGGTATCAATCCTGTAGTTATCTATGATGATAGGTTTCTCATCGATGATTAAAATATCTCTAATTTGTTCCTTTTTATTACTGTCAATCCAAGTGCTATATTCATCAATTCTTTCTCCATATTGCTTTAATCTAGCATTAGTCATAAGAAGAATTGGGCTATATACCTGTTGTTGTTTTTGGTAGCTCATTTTACACTTATCATAATATGGGCATTCCATGGGACTACACATTCCATACTCATAAGCTTCTATGGCTTCGTTTTTGCATATACCATCCCGAAAAGAATTTTTATTCCATGCTTCAAGGATATAGGTATATTTTGTACCATATTTTCCATCTTGATGATAATTACCTTTTTCTCGATATATGTCTTTCTCTAGCTGCCTTAATGCTTCAATCTTATCAGTTACAATGATAACACCCTGTTTCGAAAAACTAGTAAAGGCTCCACTATGAATATGCTTACAAAGGGTACTTAAAAATGAGTATATATAACTCGATTTTCCAAATCCAGCTTTTGCAGGAATTACTGTGATTTTATCAGGATTCTTCACTTGTCCCATAATACTCATTGTTGCATCATAGCTAAATGTTACTTGTCCCTCAGTAATTTTATTATTTCTTGCATCAAATAGTTGAATAAATTTATCTTGTGTTTCCTTTGCAAAGCTTTTAATATCATCATCTATATCAACTATTTGTTCAGGGTTTAAAGCAGAAACTACAATGTCACGTGACCAATATCTATAATTGTCACCATCAATATATGTTTTTCCATCAATGGTTGTCTTTTTGGTATATTCACGTTTATATTCAAAATCCTCAATAATAATCTTCTTGTTTTGCTCCCCATCCATTTTGATCCTCCTGTATTAAACCAACGCTTTAAATTGTTGATATTTTTCCATCGTGTCACGCAGTTTGGGAGAATCTTTAAAAATATAAATTTTCCTATTTGAGTCTTTTAGATCTGGTTTCTCATCTACTTTATGAAATCTATTAAACATAAGCCAACCAGCCATTCTTTCCTGCGTAATTACAATTGTATCATTTTTCATAATGTTCATGACCTCCTTGATATTAAATAGTTTAGACAACCCCTAACTCGGCATTGTCCGCCCTAAGCCAGCTTCGCTGGCGATATGATTACCCTTTAATATCAACCTTTGCAATTATTACAGTTTGTGTATTCTTAGCTGTAATAATTTCTTTTATCATAACATCATGATCAATGTACTTCCTTAGATCAATTCCTGAAGACAGTGTTTCCCTTTCCTTTATGCTCATATTTCCATCAATCCCGAGCCAGTTACGTTCATTTACAAATAGCTTATAGCTCTTTCCAAGCATTTCATCTGCAACTTCTTCTGCCTTCCCTTTTTCAACACCCATAATTGTAATTTTTAAATCTTCAATATCAGGAAGTTCTTCCTTCTCTTTTCTTATATATTCTTCAGGAATACTCATATCCTTTTCTTCATCAAAATTTAATGGATACTCTCCATCGAAAACCTGTGTCTTGTAATATTCCCCCAGCCATTCAAAGACATCCTCTTCTTTGGAATCAGCCTTTACTACATAGATTTTTTCATTGTCTTCATGCATTTTAATATTGTGAAGAATGCCTTCGGGAGCAACAATCCAACAGAAAGAATAGTTATCATTTTGATTATTATACTTTGTATTTATATAAGTCATACGAACAGAAGCCGTTGCCAATAATGACGGACAACCGCATATTTTTTCTGCATCCATTCGTGTCTTTTCATATAGATCTTTGAACTTCTGGTCTACAATAGCTCTCTCTCGTTTATATTTATCATCACTGGAATATGGATTGATTCTTGATTTCAATATAGCCAATGTCCTGTTTTCCTGTATAAAGTGGGAATATACATCATCTAAATCTTCAATAACTTTCTGCACTACTTCCCCATCTAATTCGGGGTTCATTAAATAGTTGTAGATATTTTCAAACCGCTGAGCCTTGATTTTTCGATTGGTATCTTCCCTCATCACTCTATTAACATATTCTTTGAACTGCTGAATCCTATCAGCAAAAAAATCCAATGCAGATTTCGTGGAATAATCTTTATTAAACTCATTACCATCTTTATAGAACATAAACTGTGGCTTTTTACGGAACTTCAACTTGATTACTTCTGGTACCACTACTTGATCGAAAAGTCCAGATTTACTGGCATCTATCATTTTCCCTTGTAAATCTTTCATTATCGCATTGGGCAAAGCATATTTTGATAAATCCCCTGCTTCATTGGCTACATTTTCAATTGCAGTGTTGATATCTGTTATTGCACCAGTCTTATCCTCGGAGTCAAGAATAAATTGGATTACATTTTCTTTATTCCATTCTTTACTAGGTGCAGTGGCTTTATCTTCATCATTCACCTGTACCAATGATGAAACAACATAATCTTCAATAGTCACAATATCTTTATCAGGGAATCTGGTATCAAAATGCTCTTGCAGGCTTTGATTGATAATTTCTAGCATGTTTTTCCCGAAGTTTTCACTTTCTTCTCTTTTAACTACATAGTTATAATTCTGTAAGTATTCAATTTTAGTGTCCTTTAGGTTGTAATCGGTAGAAAGTACAAATAATTCGTCCCCATCTCTGTCGCAGCCCCCTAGCCTATCAGGTTCAGTACCTAGTGGCATCTGAATGATATTATCTAGGTGATTTATAAACTCTAAGTCCTCGCCTTGATAGTCTACAAACTCCACCTTTGCAATTTCAGAGTAGCTCATAATTGGATTTCTTGCCAGTAAACTTCTGCCTGCGATTTTTCCCCCACAATAAAATTGTTTCTTGTCAAGGAAGCCTGAATACTCCCACTGCTCTTTATTTTCAGCACCAGCATATCTTAAAAATGCAAGTACATCCTGTGTGACATAAAGGTATTTACCCTTAACATAGAATCTGCCCATGCACATATCATCAAGCTTTTTATTAATGACATCTTTAATGGTCTGAATCACTTTACGGTCAAAGACCATTTTCTTATTAATATGAATTGCTTTAATAGCATCAGCACATTCTTTTGCAAGATTGGTATCGGCATTTTCTTTTTGTATAAGATTTAAGAAGGTTTCAATATATTTAATATCCTGCCAGTCTATCTCATCCTTACGGTAAATGCTCAATACCTTATGTATAACATCCCCTTGAACATTAGATAAAGCAAGCAAATCCAATCTATTTATATTAAGAGCCAACCACAACTGGTATGTTGCCCTTCTGAATTCTTCTTCCACAGGCTTTGCAAAGTTAGCAATGCCAATAACATCGTATCCATACTTAATAAGCAAGTTTTTGTATTCCTTAATACTCTGAAATAACCATTCTTTCTTCTCGGAGCCTTCTTCTTTTAGTCCTGTAACATTCAGCTTCGCTTTAAAAGTCGATTCAGTAGTAAGGATATCAATATCATCTACTTTGTAAGCTTGTCCCCACATATCATAGATGTATTCAATGTTATGCTTTTTATAATATGCCTTAAAGTCTACAACAGGGAAAAATCCCTTAATAGCAGGTAAACGAAGTTGATATCCTGTAATAGGGTATTCTGTTTTTAAGAACTTCTCAAACTTCTCCCCTAGCTCTTTTGATACTATACCCATACCATCAAATACATTTTCCATACATTTATGATTCTTATCTGTTACTACCTGAAGTCCCGTTGACCATTCAGTAATAGGAATCTCCTTTGTTTCATCTTCACCTATTTCATCAGTCTGCTCTTCTATATATAATGCATAATACTTTGCCTTCGTATCAACATATATTCTTGCTTTTGGATTCTCTAGTTCTTCTTCCTTTACCTTTCGACCTGCTTCTTTCCATTGACTAACGGTTTTATATGATGATTTCTTCCGATTCTTCTTGTCCTGCTTTTCAATGGTACAGTCATCGGCATTTACTAATTCAGATCCAGCTTTGACTTTTTTATAATACTCCTTATCAGCTTCAATCCAAGCCATTAGTTCCCCGTACTGTTTTTCTTCATCTAGAGTCCGAGCATAAGGTTTAATGATATTTACATCTTCAAATACAGGTACTTCACAGTCAGGAATAATGCAAATACCAAGTTTCTTCATATCTACTGGAATTGAATAAACATCCGTTGTAGTCAAAGCATTTCGTGTAAGATTTTTTGATATAGTACATTTCTGTGGCTCAATACCGATAGAAACATACTCTTTCAATGGTTCAAGATATTTCTTCAAGACAAACATCTGTCTACATTCTTTATTCTGTGAACCTGAAAGCACATTATCAATAAAAACAAAATGTCCCTTTGGCTCTGCTACATAAAAGCCTTCATTAAGCAATTTATTCAGTTTAGCAGTCTCTTCCTTATCCCTGCTCCTACCTGTTTCTAATGTAATGATAGGAATGAAATTCTTCCTTACCTTTATCTCATTACCATTCTCATCTGTTTTATATTCAACGGTGCCGTCATATTTGCGACCCATTATTTTCTCATTTAATATGTAAAACATCAGCGTTTCACTGGTATTCACTGCATCGTTTTTATCAAAATCCAGCATCAGCTTTCCATCAACTTCATTCAGTTGCTCAAGCTTGTACTGCCAGATATGATATTGACGTTTTCTAGTAGCCATGCCATCCCCCTTTCTACCAACCTTAAGGTAAAAACTGTATTGACCCTCATAATAAAGGTGCCGTAAGCTATGCTTCGGCTTTTGTTACTTGTCATTCAAACTGGTATAATCAGCTCTGAAATAAACTTTAAATTCACCAATACTAAAATTGTATTCTTTTAATAATTTCATAATAAGGTTTCTTATTGCATTACCACTTTGATTTATTTCCACATATATTTTATCGGCAACTTTTCTTGGCTTTCTCATATCATCAGGATTTGTTGAAAAGTACTTATTCTTTTTTCCGTTCATTGTTTTCTTATTTTCAAAACCCATAAACTTCTTTTCATCAATTGTTAATAAGTATTCACAGGTTTTAATAAGCATATCTTGCCATGTTTTTACTTCTACAATATGTTGTTCATTTAGCTTAAACCCGTAGGGTCTTTTATGAGTAAAGTTTTCATATAAAGTATGTTCACTATTATGGTCTACAATATATTCTGAATAATTGGGAATGATTTTCACTTCTGCCTCTTCATCTGTTTCTTCCTCTACGATAAGATCGTCAACATCAATCATCGATATTATTTCTTCTATTTTTTTCTCACAAACTCCGATATCTTCAGCCATACTTGAATAATATGGTATCTTATCATACTGCTTTTGCGAGAAAGATGTATTTATTTTTGTGCCGACTGCTTCAACAGTATCATTAATTACAACCCTTAAAAGCTCTAAGCTTTCCATTATATCGATTGCCTTATCAGGAAACTCTTCTTTTATTCGCTTAACCAGCTCTTGATAATCCATCAATTCCCCACCCCTGCATTCTAATCGAGATTTATATCATTTAAAATATTTCTTAATTCTTTTAATTCTTCTTTAGATAATGTAACACCCTTACCCATTTTTTCGTATTCAGGAGCCCAATCTCTTATATCATATTTAGCTTCTCTGCCATTCCAGCTAATCAAATTCAATTCTTTTGTCCAACCTTTGGAAGATTCCGAAAGGGTTCCTAACTTTTCTTTAATTTCATATTTTATATCTGCCATACTTTATCTCTCCAATCTACTTATTATCACTCATAATAACAAGTCATTCTATATTGATTTTTTGTCAAAAATATCACGCAAATTATCTTCGATCGATTCCTCTCCATACTCCACTTTATATATTAGTTCTGCTATCATCCTTTTTAATTGACCAATATTAGTAGCCAGATAACCATCCATCTGTGCTCTAGACAACTCATAGATCCTTCCTTGTTCCAGCTGATTAAGTTTATTTTTGATCTCCAATATTTCACGATTATATTTCTGAGTAATATCTATTTTCTTTTCAGGCAT